ACCGCACCATGTACCGGGCGTCAGAGACCGAGGTTCTGGACCAGAATGAACTGGATGCAGCCCGTCGTGAGATGGGTGATGACGAGTTCATGCAGGAGTTCGAGTGTAGCTGGACGGCGGCGATCAAGGGCAGCTATTACGGCGGTGTTATTGACGATGCCGACAAGGAGGGGCGGATTTGCCGTGTTGAATACGACGAATCGCTCCCTGTCCACGTTGCGTGGGACCTGGGCATCAGCGATTCATGCGCTTTATGGTTTTTTCAGGTCACGATGGGCGAAGTGCGTATTATTGATTTCTACGAGCATAACAACGTAGGACTTGAGCATTACGTCAAGGTCATGCAGGAGAAGGGCTACTGGTACGGCGACGACTGGCTACCCCACGATGCCAAGGTGCGAGAGCTTGGGACCGGCAGAACCCGCGTTGAAACGCTGATAAACATGGGGCGCAAGCCCAGGATCGTGCCCGGTCACAGGGTTGCGGACGGCATCAATGCGGCGCGTTTATTGTTGCACCATTGCTATTTCGATGAGATCAGTTGCGAGCCGGGGCTTAACGCACTGCGTTCCTATCAGCGTGAATGGGACGATGTAAAGCGGGTATTCCGCAAGACGCCGCTGCATAACTGGGCCTCACATGCGGCGGATTCCTTTCGATATCTGGCTATTGCCTATCGTAATCTGAAGCCGAAAAAAGAAGAGCCGGACTGGCGGGAAGAATTGATCAAAAAACCAAGCCTTGACGAAATGTGGAAAATACATGACGTTGAACGCCGAAACCACAAGGAGCCGCGCATCTGATGGCGATTGACTACGGTTTGGAGGACTCCGGCCTGGAGAATGAGTTTGGCTTTGCGCCGGAAGCTGCCCCCCAGATGGGTGAGGTGCTGATGGCTAAGGTCACGGTCGAGACCATCGAGTCTCCCGCTGATTACAGCGGTGTCCCCATTACGACGACGGTGACCGAAGAGATTCCCCTTCCNCCCGGCCCTGCCCCGATGATGATGCCGCAACCGCCGCCGCCGATGGCGGCACCTCCCCAGATGGCGATGGACGGCATCTCCGGTATGGGCGTTCCTGCACTGCCACCACAGGGCATCGTTCCTCCACAGGTCATGCCACCGGGAGCGCCTATGCCGGGGCACGGGTCTACCGGCATGGGGGCGCAGGCAGCGCAGCAAGTCATGCAACAGTTCCAGCAATTTGGATGATGTAACGTGAATTTTTGGGATGTCGCACAGTTGGAGGATTTGCTTCCCGGCGAATGGGAGTCTCTTTGCACCGGATGCGGCAAGTGTTGTGTAATAAAAATCAAAGACGATGTGACGGGAGAGGTTTTCCATACCGATCTTGCCTGTCATTTACTTGATCGTGAGACAATTCGTTGTACTGATTACGCTAACCGGAAACAGCGGGTTCCTAATTGCGTCACATTGTCGCCACAATTCGTCCGTGACTGCGACTGGCTCCCCGATTCCTGCGCTTACAGCACGCTGGCCCGTGGCGAGAAGCTGGAATGGTGGCACCCGCTGGTATCCGGCAGCGCAGACACAGTGCATAGCGCAGGGGTTTCGGTGCGTGGCAAGATAAGCGGAGCGAGCATTAACGATGCCTGAAGCTAGTACAAGATTCCCTCCAGGTCTGCGTAGAGAAATGCGAACCGCGCTCATTGGAAGTGTGGAGCGCCCACAACATGTGACACCAGTTGATGAACCAAAGAGGGTAGGGCTAGTACGAGGGCTTAAATTTGCTGGTAAGCTGGCTGCGCGGGCTGCTACTGGGCTGCCTGGCGCTGTCGTTCAGTCGTTCTTGGGTGACATGGGCAATATTCCTAGCGATGAAGCTGAGTTCTTTAGATTATGGAACAAAAGGAGACTAGAAGCGTTCACAAATCTGGCTAATGATCAGCGTCATTTGCCCGAGCGAGCAATGAGGGATGTACAGGACATGTCGGGCGGCGGTGTTATGAGTTTTGTAGTTGAGCATGTGGGTGACCTTACTCACCGAATGTCAGAGAAATTCGATCATCTTCAAGGATCAAGGGGCACGGTTCTTGATAAGGTAGAAAAGACGTTAGCTACTTTAGAGAATAGATACGGTTTTGCAAAAGAGCATCGTGAAAATATGGTGAATAATGCTAGGACAAGAGGACTAACGATACTCGATCACTCGAACGCTGTTAATCAAGCGATGTCTCTCTATGCTAATGCTCATCGGAGCCTTAAAGTCTTTAACGAGCCACAAAAATGGGCGCGTGATGCAGCCGTAGCCATCGGAGACGGGGACTTTCTACTAGCAATAAAAAATCTCAGGAAACTCAAGGGATTAATTGAGAGCGGGGAAGAGTATGAGCAGGCCGTGGGCGCGTTTGACTTAAATTTTGATAGAAATATGAGTTTGCAATAAATGGCTGATAAAGACGACACACGCGCTGAACAGGAAAAGCTCCTAGGCCCGTCGCGCTACTGGCAGAACGAACTGGAAAAAGCCAGTCAGTTTGAGCGCGATTGGCGGGAACGCGGTGGGCGCGTGGTCGAGCGATACCGTGACGAGCGCGAGGGTAGTGCGCTTATCGGCCCGGTATCCAGCCGGTTTAATATTCTGTGGGCCAATACCGAGACCCTGAAGGCCGCTCTGTTCGCACGCATGGCAAAGCCGGATGTGCGCCGTCGCTTTCCCGATCCCAACCCCGCCGCCCGACAGGTTGCCATTCTTCTTGAGCGCACGCTTTCATACGATCTGGATATTTACGACTCAACGCGCCCTTTGACTGCGGCGCTGGAGGACTATCTGTTGCCGGGACGCGGTGTTGTCTGGGTGGTTTATGAACCTGTCATCGTCAAGGAAAAGATAAAAATCGAGGTCAAGGACGACGATGTTAATGTCGTTGAAGAAGAAGAGATTGAACGTCTTGGCGACCAGCGTTGCCGTCTGGAATACGTGCATTGGCAGGACTACCGTGAGAGTCCGAGCCGTCGTCCAGAAGATGTAACATGGCGTGCCAGACGGCATCTGTTTACACGGGATGAATTGGTTGGGCGCGGGTTTAACGATGCCTATGAGGTGCCGTTGACATGGATGCCTGACAATAGTTCCAACGAAGATTTCGATGAAATCTACAACCGCGCCGAGGTCTGGGAAATCTGGGATAAGGTGCAGCGCAAGCGGCTGTTCGTAGCGACGGGCTATAAGGATTTGTTGGCCGAGGATGACGATCCATATCAGTTGACCGGCTTTTTCCCGACACCGACGCCGCTGATTGCTGTTCGCACCAACAACACCTCAATCCCGGTGCCGGAATTTACGCTGTACCAGGATCAGGCTGACGAACTGGACAGGGTAACCAGTCGCATTACCTATTTGATCGAAGGGCTGAAGCGGCGTGGAGTTTATGACTCCTCAGTCCCCGAACTGGCGCATCTGGCGACTGCCGGGGATAATGATTTTGTCCCGTCCGAGAATTTTGCGTCACTGGCGCAAAAGGGCGGTCTTGGAGTTGTCTTTCAGACTGAGGATATTTCCCAGATTTCCAGCGTCTTGCAGGGCCTCTACGCACAGCGGGGTCAGGTGCTTCAGATCATCTATGAGGTGACGGGCATTTCTGACATCTTGCGTGGCGGCGGCACCAAGGCGAGTGAAACGGCTACGGCGCAGCAACTCAAGGCCCAGTATGGCTCAATGCGTTTGCGCCTGCGTCAAGATTCCATCCAGAAATATATCCGCGACCTTTTCCGTATCAAGGCGGAACTGATCGCTGAGAATTACGAACCGGATATTCTCCAGCGCATCACCGGCATGGAAGTGAGCGACGAGATGCTGGAGATCATGCGAAACGACAAGCTCCGCAATTATCAGATAGATGTCGAAACCGACAGCACAGTGTTCGCTGACGAAGAGGAGATGAAGCGGACGCGGGTGGAATTTGCCAATGTGATGGGCAATTTCTTGGTCCAGGCGATTGAGGCGACACGGTCCGCACCGGAGATCACGCCGATTGCCTTTGAAATCCTCAAGTTTGTGTCAGGGGCGTGGAAGATCGGACGTAATTTCGAGGATATTATCGGTCAGACCGAGGCCCAGGTCATGCAGCAGCTACAGGCGCAGCAGCAGCAGCCGCCGCAGCCCAGTCCTGAAGAACGGGTCCAACAGCAGAAGATTGCTGCTGAATTGGAGCGTGAGAAGCTGAAACAGGAAGGAAAGCTGGCTGATATAAGCTCGCGTGAGCGAAGCAAGGCAGCGGAAATCCAAGAAGGTGGGCGTGCCTCACAGGAGCGTGTCCGCTCCAAGGAAGACCTGGCTATGCTTGAGGCTGAACTGAAAATGATGGAGGGCCAATGACCTCTAGCCAGTATAAGCGTAATTTTGACGATATTCAGTGGGGATGTAAGAGACAGCGGCCTCGTATTGACCGGAAACGGTCCAAACGGGGGATTGAGGTGATAAAGGATATCGAACCGTTTATTTCCCCTATTGATGGAAACACTATAGGCAGTCGTTCTGTATTGCGCGAACATGAAAGGCGGCATAATGTCCGCCAGATTGGCAATGACTGGGCGGGCAGTGAACGCCCTATCAACTGGGATCAGGTGAAAAATGTCAGACACTGAGACAAGCACCCCGGAGCCGGGGCCAGCGTCAGAACCCACCACACTTGATGGTGTGCTGGAAAGCGTTATCAAGGGAGAGTTCACGGATAGCGAGCCGGAACCCACTTCTAGTGAACCACGACCTCTCGCTGGAGAATCAAGCGCGGAAGAAGTTGAAGTCCAACCGGACCCATCAGACGAACCCGCCGAGGGCCATGAGGCCGCAGATGCAGAAGCCACTCCCGATGCGGATATACCGGATTCCGCCGTGGAGCCAGAGCCGGATGCGCTTGCTGCGCCGCGAACATGGCCCGCTGAACACCGTGAGGCGTTTGAGCATCTACCCGAAGATCAGCAGAACTTTATGCTGAAACGGGAGCAAGAACGTGATTCGGCGTTCACTCGCAAGACGACTGAACTCGCAGAGCAGCGACGAGGAGTGGAAGGATTGCAGGGTGTTCTGGCACCGTACAAGGCGCAGATGCAGGCCAACGGCATTAGCGAGGCGGAATATGTCTCGCGGCTGATGAGCTATGACAATGCGTTACGGCAGAACCCGCAAGCCGCACTCCAACATCTTGCCCAGCACTACGGGGTCAAATTGCAGTCTGGCGATTCGGGCGTGGATTGGAGTGAGGAACCCTCGACCGATCCGCAAATTCAACAACTGCAACAGCAACTGAACCAGACGCAAGCATACGTCCAATCTATGCAACAGTCGCAAGTCAACGCTCAACAGCAGCAACTTGTGGATCAGGTTGAGTCCTTCGCAACCGTTAAGGATGCGAAGGGAGGACTCAAGCATCCATATTTTGAGAAGCTGCGTGAGCGAATGGGGCGATTGGTAAATGCCGGTGAGACCACAGATTTGGAAGTCGCGTACAACATGGCACTTCGTTTGGACGATGATCTTTACAAAGAGACCATTGCCAACGAACGCAAGTCCGTTTCCAAACAGGAAGATGCCAAGCGCAAAGCGGCTGTCGAGAAGGCCAAGAAGGCACAACCGACAGGCAGCGGCGCAGTGTTGCCGGGTGGCTCCGTAAAATCATCTGATCTTGACGAT